AACCAGCGGACCCACCAGTGATTGAGGTAAATTGACCCGAGGTCCCAGTAATTGTTACGCCGCTGATTGTTCCCGTAACACTTACGCCAGAACCAAAAAAACCAGAGCCATTAACAGTAAGATTTCCAGAAACAGTTGTACTGGTAAATGTAATACTTGCAAAAATACCAGTGGCTGCTGAAACGGTTGTACCACTGATTGTGACGCCCGTAAGGGAAGTAAAGTTACCAGTAGTAGCAGTAAAGTTAACAAATCCCCCAGAGGTGCCAGTAACAGTAGCACCTGATACTAAAGATGTGAATACGCCAGAAGTACCGGTAAGACTGACAAGAGTGGCCGTGGTGCCGCTAAGACTGGTAAAAGTTCCGGTAGTAGAAGTAAGGGTGACAAATCCACCAGATGTACCAGTGACTGTCGCGCCTGACAACAACGTGGTATATACGCCAGATGCAAAGTTGGCCGTGGTACCTGTTACGGTAACACCAGTAATTGAAGTAAATCCAGCAGTACTACCAGTGATTGCAGCCCCGGAAATTCGTGTAGTGAATACACCAGATGCAAAATTGGCTGTAGTACCCGTTACGGTAACACCAGTAACCGTAGTGAATCCTGCAGTATCACCAGTAACTGCTGTAAATTTAGCTGCATCACCAGTAATTGATGCAACGTTTACCGTAGTACCGGTAATAGTTTGACCAGTTAACGAAGTAAATGCGCCTGATGCACCAGTAATGGTTACGCCGCTGACCTTAGTAAGAAAATTGCCTGAGTTGACAGTAATTACACCGCCGGTAATTGTTGTAAAATTGCCCAGGACACCGTTAACATTGGTACCTTGAATGTTGCCTCCGGTGATTGTTGCGCCACTAATTGTGCCACTAACAACTATTCCACTTTGTACAACAAGAGAGCCGACGGTAACGGCACCCGTAAAAGTAGCTGTTGCAAAATTTGTACTACCGGAAACCGTTAGGTTACCTTGAACAACCAGTGCTCCGCTAATGGTGCCACCAGTGCGCGGTAGGTAATAAACATTAAGATATTCCTTTGTTCCCGATACGGTTAACTTTCTGTTTTTAAGAACAGGGTCAACCTCAAATACATGAACAACCGTCAGCAGGTCTTGATCCGCTAGGTCAAGACCGGCAAGTTCTTGAAGTTCAGATATGCGTCTGTTGGCCACTTATAAGTAACGTAAACCTATTGCTTTAATTATAATTGGTTGTGCTTCAGGGTCACTTAACACGTACTTCAATTTGCGGTAGGTATTTAGAAGTAAAATTCCAAGCGCCCTGAATGCCGCCAACAATGACGCAAGAAAGGATTGTCATTACCAAGATTTCTGCAACGGTCATGTTGCGGCGCACATAAACAACCTGAGGTTTGGCAGGTTCGGGCATGTAAATGTATCCGTTAGACAATGCTTCTGAGTCTTTTGGCTCCAGGGTTGGCCTGGGCTGGTATGGAAGATTAGCAACGGGTGGTTGAGGCACCTGAGGAAAAGTTGGTTGTTGTTGCAAGGACATACGGATTGCTTGTTCTCTAGCACGCGTTTTCATTTCTGCTAGCTGCTCAGGGGAAATCCCTTGCAGTTGCTGGGGCATTTGACTGGCGGGAATTTGTTCTTCCATAAAACTAACAAAAAACTTTCACACACACTAGCATTAAATCAGAACAAAGTGTTGCCATGACCCATGGACTCCGAAAAGGGCTTGAAGACATTGCCTATGAGCTGAAAGGAATCAAAAATATCCTTTCATCCATGTGGCATAGCAAGTACCAAACCGAAGAAACTAGTAGGTTAAATCCAGAAGCTTTTACTGATGAGTACATTTCTACTGAAGAGTGCGCCAAACGTTTGAGCGTATCTGATCAAACAATTAGAAATTGGATTTACGCTGGAAAACAAGCAAAAGGCAGGGGGTGGGTTGAGGGCATTCACTACGTCAACATTGCAATTGATAACAACAAGCGAGCCATCATTCGAATTCCCTGGACGCAGTTAGTACAATCTTTTGCTAAAACAAAAGAAGTAGAAGTAACGGACATTAGAAATCCAAAGATGTATCAATCTACCAAACGAGAAGGAACCTACTGTGACGGCTAGGTTTCAAGACATTGTAATAGATGACGTCACAGTTGAGAATCATTCTCAATTGCTGCCGCAGTCCCTGGTGCTTCAACTGGAGGATTTCTTGCCTCCTTTTGGCTCTTTTGATGACGGGTGCCTGCGTCGTTATTTAGAAAACCTTAAAAAATTTGAGGAAGAAGACATCAATTCTGGAATGACGCTTGCCAATCGCTTGCGAGTAGCATTTAAAGACCTAGTCCCCGACACAATCTGTGGTAAGTTCCCACAGGCTGAACTGCCCCTTAAACGTCGGTTACGTTGTGTAGCAGAATATTTGATTCGTGCCGGAGAATTTGATAAGCTAAAAGATGAAAATGGAAAGCTTGTTAAAAAACGAGGAGTCCTTGGAAAACTTGTCGTTGTCTACCAGCCCCTGCCTAAGTTGACAGAAGCACTTTACAAACAAGGATTGATTCCCCATGAGCCGCCGAGAGAAGTTAATTGCCCAAGCCCTTGACGGAAAAGTCGATGAGACAAGCGGAAAAATGCTTGATGCTGTTGTCAAGCTTGTATTGGGTGATCTGGCTACGGTCTACAACCGCTTCTGGGAAACAGAAGGGCCTGGTGTAATGTGTTTTCAACCGTCCAACCAAGACCGTTCAATGTTTTTTCTTACACTCAAAGAGCTGCATTCCGCAGAAGAAGCGTGTGAACATGAAAACAACGGAGACCTAGCCGAAACATTTAGACGCATCCTGGGGTCCGCGCAAAAAATTAATCCAGAAGAAAAAGCTGGTTACATCATTAACGATGAGGAAGGCATTCGCTATTTGGAAATAGACTATAACCAGCAATCGGAAAGTTAATGAAAAAAGCTTTTCGCAATAGAGTTGAGGACCGCGAACTAATCACCAATACGGATCTCGTATGCTCAGTGCATTCTTTAATGGGAAACATTGACCTGGATCCGGCCAGCTCAAAAATAGCAAATGAGTTTGTTTGTGCCGATAAAATTTATACGCCACAAGACGACGGTTTAAATGTTCAGGAGTGGGCAGGAAAGGTGTATCTATTTCCACCAAGTGGTGCCTACTTTTTTAATAAAGAGTTAGATAAATGGAAGTTGACGCGTGCATCGTCACCTTCGTTAATCTCATCTCATTCTGTTTGGTTTAAAAAACTTTACAAACTGTGGGTAGCTGATGTGGTAACCGAAGCTGTGTACTTTACAAACTGTACGGACATGCTTCGTTATGATCAGCGAATTTTTGACTTTCCCATTTGTTTCCTAAAGACTCCTCCTATTCTTAAAATGAATTCTAGTGAGGGAATGGGCACACATAAAACTGGCACATGTTTTGTCGTGTACTTGCAACCCAAACAAAACGCCGGTTATGCAACTGAAAGATTTATCAATATTTACGGAGAGAAGGGACGGGTCGTTTGCTAGTCTTGTAGACTAAAAATGAATGGAAACACCAATGAGCCTTCTGTGCGACCGGGAAATTAAAGAGCTGGCAGTAAACGAAGAAATGATCAGTCCCTTCCAGGACAAACTCTTAAATGAAGTTAATGGTCGCCGCATTTTAAGTTATGGGCTCAGCTCGTATGGATACGATATTCGCCTGTCTCCCAAACAATGTTTAATCTTTGGCCGTATTCAAAAGGGAGATTGCGATCCTAAAGATTTTGATTCTGATATCCTTACAAATGCAGAATTACTGGAAGATGAAAAGGGCCAGTATTTTATCCTGCCTCCGTATGGGTATTGCCTTGGTGTTGCACAAGAACGCATTAAGCTTCCACGAGATGTAACTGTAGTCGCCGTAGGCAAATCTACTTATGCACGTTCAGGAATCTTGGTAAACATTACACCTGCCGAGGCTGGTTGGGAGGGTTATCTTACGCTGGAAATTAGCAATTGCACTGGTTTGTTTAACCGCATTTATGCTGATGAAGGCATTACACAATTGCTTTTTTATCGTGGAGAACCCTGCGATGTCTCTTACCAAGATCGTAAGGGTAAGTATCAAAACCAAAAAAAAGAAGTTGTTTTTTCTAAACCATGACTAAAGTTTCTTTTAATGATCTCCAGGAACGCCTTGATGCCTTGGAGATTATTTATGAAAATGTTATTGAGTTAGACAATAACGAACTAAGCGATTGTTTGATGCATTATCGTTCGGACAATGTTCAATGGATATTGAACATGCTTGAGGAACCCTTTAGGCAACTTTTGGAAGCACTAGAAACAGAAGAAGCAAATTATCAGTAGTCTTAAAAATGTCTAAAGGTACCAGAGGATATGCCTGGTTTTTTAGAGTAGTTAGTGCTTCCGCCAATGCCAATCTTGTCTCCTAAGGTTGGCACATTAGTTCCCTTAATATTTGCATCTGTACGCGGAGTTTCACCTCTGATTCCTGGTTCATTGATAGATGCTGCTTGCTTGAATCTACCAGAGGCCCTGGCAGCCGCCAAGAATTTTTGTGCTCGATTCTCTCCCGATTCATTGCTAGTACCAGCTTTTTTTGCTGTTTCTTTTTCTGATTTATCTAGGTTTCTAGTATCGGTTGTATAAGAATTTCCTGAGTGTAAATCGTCAGTCGGAACAGCTGATGAGCCCCCATGCGTAGTGGGATCATAGCTTTGCCTAACAAAAGCATTACCGCCTTTATCGTTACTTATTGGAGCAGTAAATTTTCCCATGATAATATTTTAAATGAAGGTACTTACACGTCAAATATTCCAATGTACGCTCCTGATCCGGACGACTTTTTAAATCAATTTATTACCAGTGATGACGAGTTGCAAAAACGTATGGCATGTTGCTGTGACTTTGGTGCGCCCATGGCAACCGCAAAGGCTGACGTTCCTATCTATGATCAATATAACCGTGGTTTGACTCTGTGTCAGGACAGCAATCCGAGAACGAATTTAGCATTGGAAGCCAACAGGCCTGGCGTGACTGGTTCCATCCCGTCGATGGAAGAAGCTCATCGCTATCCGGGAACAGTTCCGATGGGCAAGAAACTCTTGACGACACTGGGAGCAGTGCCGGAGTCAGTAGTTCGGAAATCAAATTTACAGAATGCGTTGATGGCATCTGCCCAGTCCCGTGGGCGGTAAATAAAAGTCCTATCGCTCCCAAGGGGGATCCCGTAGATCACCCAGAGCATTACACGGCAGGTAAGGTAGAAATCATTGAGATCCTGGAGCAGGCGGTAGAAGACGCCCCTGATCCAATCTCTGGTGGTTTGCTGTGGCAAACACTTAAATATTTGTTACGACTTTGGTATAAAGGCAACATGCTCCAGGATGCTAAGAAGGCTCGCTGGTATCTCAACCGTTTGATTGAGCGCTTGGAACGCGACTACGTTTAGAAAGGAACAGGCAGGTCTTCGCCGTCGTCATCTTCTTCCATGCAGGCGACGGCAAGATCATGTAGCTCCAAATCTGTTGGAACGTCAAATTCAAGCAAAATATTTTCTTTGTCTAGGATAGTTTTGACAGCTTCCCACTCCATTAACCTGCGGTAGTAGAGGTTAAGCAAAGCAGCTCGCAGTTCATCCCATGTCATTTCCTCTGCTGCAAGCTCAGCTTTACGCATAGAAAACTGCAATTCCAAAGGAAGCTCAAATTCCCTGGGCTCAGCAAAGTCTTCCATCTGAATCAGCAAGTTTTTGTAATTGTATTCTAAAGCCGGTCTTCTTGTCCGTCGCCTGGTGACTGAAAAAGATAGTCCAATGATTTGTCGCTCAATAACGCCCAATGGTCTCCATTGATTGAAAAGTTGTTTGCAAATTCTGCAAGAACATAAGGGTTAATTTTTTGCTCTAGTTTTTGAATAGCATCTACTTGCTCAGTGGACGCTGCGTAACTCCTGAAAGCTGTTAGTAACACATCTTCACATACCTTGACAGGTTGCTTTATTTCTGTTAAGAACAAAAGGCTTTCTTCCCTGCGTCGTTCCAGGAGGCCACCAATCACCTGGTGCTCTTGATCAAAAATCCACTGAGAAAATTCTTCTACTACTCCTTCCCAATCTTCTACATCAATGCAATCAATCAAAGCACTATAAAGAAAAGGCTTCCAGCCTACCGAGTGAATAAATGAAATCAAAGCTTGCTTCATGTATTCATCTAAGCGCAGATTTAATTTGTTTATTTCTTGTTCAATAACATTTGCTTCATGCAAAAGATATTCCAGTGCTTTTTGCTTGGTACAACAATGACCAGCTTTTACGGGAGAACCGTCTGGATAATATTGCGTTCCAAAACCAAATGTATAAGGAGCATCTCCTGTCTCCGGATCGGCATAGGCTTTTTCATTAAAGCCTTCGTGCTTACAGATTAGCTCCAAAGCAGGAGAAAAGTTTGTCATGGGAGCACAATATGTACTCCCATCATACACATCTTAATAGTCAATATTAGCCTTGGCCACGGCTTTTTTTGCGGCCATGAGAAGCTTTAGAGTGCTGGCCATTCCCTTGGCGAGTCTTCTTAGGCTTGGATTCGATCTTGTTTGCAGCAGCTTTAGCTTGGGCCATGGGTCAAAAGTGAACAGCTTGTATCTTACCAGAGGCGCGAGCAGGCCCAGTACCGTGGGGTGTTTTTATCCATGGGTTTGTCACATCCCATGCGAGCACGGAAGTTGGTACGACGGTCTTTGTCGTGATGTTGTGTGTAGTCTTGGTAACCACGCCTACCATAACGTACAATCTTTTCTTCACCGTCGTAGCAAGATTTAACAACCCACTTATGCGTATCCCCTGGTGGCGCATGTTGCGGTTTATTACAAGTCATCTTATCTTTTTGATATCTGTGCGCTGCACCAGCGGCCTTTTTATGTTGTTCAGACATCAGAAACTAGTCCAGGACGAAAAGTCGGCAAAAGAATTACTATTGGACTTGCTAGACAAGCTAGGGAAAAAATTACCTATAGAACTTATTTTACTACTGGTACTTGCTTTAATTGTTCCAAAGGGATTAGAGCTGCTTGAAAACGGATCACTGCTTTCGGCAAAGGGATCACCAATTCCTATTTCATCGGAAGTAGAAGAAGATTTGCCAGTAGTGTAAGTTGCAAAAGAATTAGAGGTATCCGCAAAGGGATCGCCAATACCAACTTGATCGCCGCTGGTATCTCCAAAATAAGACGATAAGCTTGGTGTAGTGGCACCAGAAGTAGTTGTTACTCCTGATGTAGTAGTTGCTGTGCCAGTAAGCGATAAGGCTTCTGTAAGGCTGGTATCTCCAAAGAGTGATGCCATACTTGACAGCTGCGTCATCGCATCTCCTGATGTAGTAAAACCAAGAACACCGCCTGCACCTTTAGGAGAATACGCTGCGTTAATTAAATCAATATCTTCTTTGCTAGAACCAGGCATGAAATCTGCATAGAATTGACTTTCACTTCCGCTATATCCTGAATTCTTAAAGATTGCATATACGCCACTTGCGGGAGTTACCGTGCCACTGGGAGTAGTATCTCGTTGAATGTATTCAACACCAAGATTTGCCTGTGTAGGTTTTTCTGCTTTGTTAATTAAATCTCCAATTTGTTTTTTAATGTCAGTCGTAGAAGATTGGCTAAGAGCCGAAGTAAGTGCATCTTTGATTTCATTTAAAGATGAATTTGGATCTAGGCCATACTGAGAAAGAAGCTGGTTCCACTGTGGATTATCTTTTTGAAGATTAACTGCTTGTAAAACTTGGTTGACATAGTCGGCAGGTTTTACAAACTGTCCAAATACTGACCCAATCTTATTTGCTTTATCTATTAGATAGGGAGTTAAGACTTGAGTAATGTAAAGTTTTGCAATTTCTGGGGCATAAACATCTGGAGCCGCGTCAAATGATTGAATTAACGGATTGCCACTTTCATCTTTTAAGATGTTTCCATTTGCATCTTTCTGTGGAACGTTTTGCCCAACCAACTGATAATGTAGTTTTGCAAAACTGTTTTTATCATTAATATCTATGCCATATCTATATGCTTGTTGCGCCCAATCAATTGATTTACCGTAATCATCTGTGGTGGACTTACCTTGTTTAGCGGCTTCCCAATCGGCATTTACTTTTTGAGTTTGACGTGCAGCATTGGTTCCAGCTACGGTAGTTGCGTAGTCTCCAAATGCTGTACCAGGAAGCATTGGGTTATTGGGATCGCCAATACCATTGGTTTTTAAATATTGATTTGGATCAAAATAGTAATCTCCATTAAACTTGCTATCGCCAAGTTTTTGAAGATTTGCATACCATTGAGTAACGCTTGTTTGGGCCGCCAATTTAAGGGCGTCCATCCTATCCTGCGTTTGAAAAGGGTTTTGTGTATTTTTTGTAACATCAATATAGTCTTGAAATTCAGCAATAGATTGTGATGAATCAAAACGTGGCTTTAGGTAATCACTAAAGAAATCTTTGGCAAACTGAACGTCTTTGTCCATCCGTTTATCGGGGACAATGTAATCAACAGGTCTTGAATCATATACTGCTTTGGCAGTTGCATCATTTGGATCTGCTTGAAGTTTGTTGTATGCATCATCATATTTTGACCAGCTAGAAAGCGTTTGTGGATCAACGTATCCAACAGCTTTTAATTGCGCCTCATAATCCGTCCAGCCTTGTTGTACGGTTTTTCTATTTTGTACAGGAACATAATCTAAAGGCGCATTTGCAACTACTGATTTAGCCGCAAAATCATTGGGATTTGTTTTTAAAACAGCATACGCATCATCATATTTTTTCCAACCAGCAGCAGTGGCAGCGTCTACAAAACCATTTTCTTTGGTGCGAAGAAGAGGCGGTATGTAATCATTTGGAATATCAATATTGCCCGCATATTTTTTTTCGATTGTATTATTAAACCAATCTTGCCAGTTATAAATTAAACCGTTTTTTGTTCCATAGATATTATCAAGGCCCAGGTCCAGTTTAAAGGGTTGTTTACCAGGCACCTGGCCCGATGTTGACATTAAACCTCCTATGCCAGTATCACCAAGAATTGAACTATTTATATCTGTTTGCAATGCTTGCAGGTCCTGGCCTACAGGCAAAGACTTAAGCATTGCAATTCTTGCTTCATTTTGTTTGGCAATTTTTAATTGAGCAATGGTATCTTTTAAGATATCGGCTCGCATTTGCCCAAACTTTGTAGTTTGTTCTGCCTCCGATGCTTGAACTGATTTTGTAAAAGCATCATTGACTTCTGGCGTATAATTTGTTAAATCTTTAAAAGTATTGTCATTGGTTAGTTTTGATACAGAATCAATTAATTGCTGATTAGCGTCAATGACTGCTTTATCATTTGCATCATTTGGATTTAAAGTTGCAACACGTGCCAGCAAACTTCCAAAGGAAGATTGATCAGTCAACATTGAATTATTGACGCCAAGACTTTTGGTTAATTTTGTCCAGGGGCCTTGAATATTGGTACCAAGCTTTGCAAGTGCTGCATCGTTTTGTGCCGCTTTCCAAAGGTTACTAGCAGTGCTGTTATTAGTTACAAAATCAGAAAGCTCTTGTGGTACATCTCTAAATTGATAACCAGTCTGCCCTGCTGTAGTTACCTGTTGTAAACCAAAAATTTTATTTTGTACTTCATCTCGCACCATTTGAGCCTGGGCATCTGATTGTCCGGGGAATACCTTTTCCGTGTAATCGGTTACAAGTGGAGATAAAGCTGCTGACTGACTACCACGAATTAAATTAATTTGTGCGGAAGTTTTTGTAGGATCTGTTATTTGTTGAAGGTAGTCATATTTGGCGTAAGCCTCTTTGCTTCCATATCGCCCAATAATATCTAGGTTATTGTCCGCAACAGCCTGGTCCCAGATAGCCGCTGCTTTTCTACCTGAATCTGTTTCATTTAAATAGTATCCCTTTTTGCCGTCTGTGTAAGTATTAAAATTAGCCCCAAGATCAGTTCGTTGTTTTACGACATCACTAAGAGTTTCAGGCAATACTGAAGGATCCCAGGGCGTAACGCGTTCTGTCGAATAAAAATTACTAAACTGGCCAGTGTTACCAACCATACGATCAACTTCTTTTGTCGCATCCGCATCCGACATACCTCCGTCTGTAAGAATAGATTTTAATTGTGTTATTTGATTTTTGGCATCTAAAAAGTTGTATACACTTCCCTTGGTTGAATTAACAATTCCAGGAGTTTTTTCGTCAAAATAAATTTTAGAATAAAAATTATTTTTTGCAGTATTAATTGCATTTGAGGAAGTAGCTTCATTGTTTAAAGTTTGATTATAATTATAAGTAGCAACATCCCCCCTAAGAATATCTGGAGTGTCTTGAGGGGACCAGGCTGCTGAAAGATACACAGGGGTCCAATAACCTTCCGGTGGCGTCCATGTTTCCCCCCATTTGTACATGGTGCTGGGATCTTCTGTCCACCCTGCACCGGTGTCATTCCAATCAATTGCTTGGTTTTCATCATAGTGAACATAAATTGTTCGGCCAGTTGGCCTATTTGCATTGGCATTAACATTCTCTGGGGTATACGCCCAGTTTTTATTTGACGCGTTATATGTTAATGTCATTTAATCGTTACGCAAACAGGTCAACAATTCCCTGTTTGGTCCAGGATGTGATTCTATCCATCCTAGCTTGAGTAAAGAAATCTTGCTGCTGGTACCATTCTTCCATGTTAGTGCTTGCCTTTGATTGGTTACAACGCCTGCAACAAGGAAGAAGGTTGTGCCTGTTGCTAGAGCCAGACTTATGTCTAGGGACAATGTGATCAAGGCTTGTGGCTACATCTTCACAATAACCACACTGATGTTTCCACTCATCGTATATAGATTGTCTAAAGCGTTTTTTGGCCAATTTAGGAGTTAGTTCAATAAGCAGTGCAAGCGGTTCCTGGGCGCTGCTGAACATAAGTCCTTATGTCGTTAACTTATTTTAAGTTGGGCTTTCTTGCTCCAAACAAAAGCCATTGTGAAGTTTTGCTAAAAACCCTTGACATCCCAGTGGTGGCCGGTAAATTACGAGTGTACAAAACTGTTCAGTCATGACAAAACACAATGGATGGGTCTCTGCCACCATGGCAGGAGAGATGCTGGGCCTTGATCGCAAGATACTTTTCAAGATGCGCGACAACGGCACCCTTCGCCTTGGTCCGCATTACGCAGCCTTTCCAGAGACCCGTTCACGCGATAGCTTCCGTTGGAACGTGAACGCCATTCGCAAAGCTCTTGCAAAACTTAACGCACAAGAACCGGTTGCAGTGTAGACTGCTTGCGTTATGGGACTCAACAGCCTCCTTAGGGGGGCTGTTTTTATTGTTTCATGTAAACCAGTAGATTTTGAACAAACCAACCCATATGGTAGTCTTTTTTCATTTCTTCAATAAGAACTAGCTCTACTCCATTACAACGTTTTAACGGTTGTGTTTTAAACAAGTCAGCCCAATATTCTTTTGTTTGACAGTTAATGTGTCCAACACCGCCTTGACCAGGTTTTGCCGCAGTCCATATCAACACCCCCTTGGGGGACAATGCATTTGACATTGCCTCAACAATTTGCAAATTATTAGAGGAGTCAATGTGCTCAGCTACTTCCAGACAAAGAACCACGTCTGCGTTTTCTTCTACATCAAAGAGACTTTTGCAAATTAAATTAGCATTTCCTTCAACGCGAAGATCTGTGTCATAACCAACAGCAGCTACGCCTAATTCCTGGAAACAATTAACATATGTTCCAGGACCGCAGCCAAGATCTAAAACTTTTTGAGGGTTTAGGTTATTTTTAACCCATTCAGCCAAACGTCGGGCAAAAGGCAGCTCTTCATTGTGCAGGTATGTGTAGTCAATTTGATCTGTTTCAGGTAATTGATACCAGCCCTTGCGCCAAAGATTGTTGATATCTTTAAAAATTTTGTCGTACTTTTTGCCACACGCCTCAAGGCTATAACGTTCCCTGGTTGTATTAGCTACAACAGATCGATCAATTGAATCAATATTATTGATGGCATTAATCCAATCTTCAAGTGTGTGGCAACGAAATCCGGTAACACCATCAATAATTGTTTCGGTAAAAGCGCCGTAGTCAACTGCAATTAACGGTGTACCGCACAACATTGCCTCAACACCGCTGCCTCCAAATGGTTCAGTAAAGTTTGTTGGCATTAGCGCGGCACGTGCGTTGCGCAAAAATTCGGAACGTGCTTTGCCTGTAATTGGACCACGGTATTCAATGTTTGGGTGGCTCCAGGGAGCTGGGTCTCCTTGCCCATGTAAAACAATTGGCCAAGGGCTATAGTTAGCAATTTCTTTAATGGTGTCCAACCCTTTGGCGGAACAAATGCGCCCAAGAAAAGCTAAGTATTGACCTGGTTTATAGGAAGGCTCCCATTCATCTAGATCAAAATAATTAGGAACAACCCATTCATAGTTTTTGCCTTGCCTATTTTCTTTCCCCTGGTGGTAATGCATCCAAGCATAACTTTCAAAGATACAAAAACTATTGACCATTAGTGTTGGGTAGCCAATTCCAGTCTCGACGTGGTGATGCTCAGGGAATTCAGATAGCAAACGACTATGGGCATGGCCAAAAGGATGGCAAATTATATCTTCTTTTTCTAAATTTTCTTTTAAAGCCGGAATCAAGCGTTCTTCAAATAATGTGTGCCCCTTACTGCCGACCGTAGCATCATCACCATGAAAGTCAGCTTCTTTTCTTTTTCCATAAAACAAATTAAATTCGTCATTTGTTAACATAATGACATGTTTGTTTGCAGTCGATTCGCTGCCTTCATTTGAATACTCAATTATTTCATAACCGTAGTTTTGCATCATCTTGGGAAAACGCAAAACTTTTCCCGTAAAAGCACAATGGGAATACTCAAGGTTTGTTTTAGTGTGAAACAAACCAATTAAATGAAGGCGCATGGCTTTTGTTATTTGCTTGACTATAGCAAATAAATTTGATTACACCCAAGTACCGACGGAAGTGTCCGCACCAGACGCGCCAATAGGGTAAAAAGATGCCCACGATCCCAAAGCCGTGGTGTAGGCGGCCCCAGGTGCGACTGAAAGTGCATAGAGTGGGACAAATGTGCCACTTGTATTAATGCTAACAGTACCCCTTACTTGAACATAAAGGTTATACGTAGCGGATGAAATGCTTGAAAAATAAATGGCCGGGGTGGTTGAGTTATAAGTAGCGCTAAACGCGCTTGCATTGGTTGGGTTTGCGTTGGAAGTTCCTGTAATTGTGATGTAATACAGCAAATTATTGGTATTTATGGTAGCGGAACCCCCAAATCCAAATAAAAAGTTGTGCAAGCCTCCGCCTACAGTTTTTGAAAAATAAAAAACTCCATCAAAAGCATATACTGTACTGGCTGCAAGTGTTACCCCACTAGAAGAGTTAATGGCCGTACTAGATACTGTTTGAGAAGCACTGATCGTGTAAGTTCCGGCGCCCCCTGTTCCAGTTCCAAGAGCGGTAATGTATGTACCGGCAGTAACTCCGCTACCATATATTGTTTGCCCAACAGCAAACGTTCCCGTAACCGTACCCCCAACAGTTAAAGTCGTAGTAGAAATACTAGAAGCCGTAGATCTGCCGTTAGTGAACACGCCTTGGGTAGAAGTGGCAATATTTAAACCAACACTTGCTGAATTTAAGCGGTAATACTGCATTGACGGCGACACGCCACGTGCTACTGGCGTTGAATAGATCACCTTGCCGTCGTATTCCATCGCACCAGCCGTTGCACTGGTCAGGTTTGTGCCCGATTGGAATGTCAACGGTGACAGTGACGTGGTGCCCGCCGCCAACGTCAAATTGCTGGTCAACGTGCCCCCAGTAAAACTGCCTCCCGCACTAGGGCCTGTAGCCCCTACTGGACCAGTAGCCCCTGTTGCTCCTGTGATGCCAACACCTGTGGGTCCAGTGGCTCCGTTAATTCCTGTTGCTCCCTGTATGCCTGTTGCTCCCTGTATGCCTGTTGCACCTTGAATACCTGTTGCTCCCTGTATGCCTGTTGCACCAATTGGTCCCGTAGTTCCTTGTACTCCTGTTGCGCCATCAACACCAGTAGCTCCAGTGGGGCCTTGAATACCTGTGGCACCAGTAATGCCAACACCTGTAGGCCCTGTGGTGCCCTGCACTCCAGTGGGACCTTGTACGCCTGTGACACCCTGAACACCAGTAGGGCCTTGCACTCCGGTAGCGCCAGTGATGCCAACACCTGTGGGTCCAGTGGTACCCTGTACGCCTGTTACACCCTGCACGCCTGTAGCGCCCTGTACGCCTGTAGCGCCCTGTACGCCCGTGGCACCCGTAATGCCCACACCCGTAGGCCCAGTGGTCCCCTGGAGACCAGTAGCGCCCTGTACGCCTGTTACACCTTGAGTTCCGGTAGGACCTTGAATACCCGTGGCACCAGTAATGCCAACACCTGTAGGCCCTGTGGTACCCTGTACGCCTGTAGCGCCTGAAATACCAATGACACCTTGAATACCGGTAGAGCCCTGTAGACCAGTTGCGCCAGTGATGCCAACACCTGTAGGTCCAGTGATTCCTTGAATACCTTGAACTCCTGTGGGGCCAGTGATTCCCTGTATGCCGGTAGACCCTTGAAGCCCTGTGGCACCAGTGATTCCTACACCGGTAGGGCCTTGTATCCCAGTTGCACCGGTGACGCCAGTTGCGCCACCAGGAGTACCAGCAGCACCGGTAGGGCCAGTAGCCCCAATCATGGTGTAAACTTTTGCTAAACCAGTTGCGTCATATACATTCCAGTCGCCATTTTGATTAAGGGCTAATTCTTCCCCAGGGGCCAGAGTGCCGCTCCAAAGAGTTGTGACCGTTGTCCCATCCGTATGTTCAATGGTTACCGTATTATTTCCGGAGGGGACATCGTTTTTTAAATAAAAAGTTCGGACGTTGCGTTGAATGTTGGCTGCAGGACCCGCAACAATTGTGGTTGTAGTAGCGGTTGCAATTATTGTATTGGTGCGTCCAGCACTTACGACTCCGCTGCTGTTATCTGCATACGATGCATGTACTTCAATATTACCGGCTGACGCAGTAATTACGTAAAGAGCGTCAAATGGAGAGGCCAGTAATAGCATTAGATTTTACCTTACTTGTTCAATTTATTTTAAAACAAAAATTTTACACACTTGGCTTCTCGCCATTGGCCGGAACATACGGCAAACCATTTTTATCGTACATAGTAAACCCTTCAATCTTGATATATGTCAATGGAATATTAAATAATCGTTGAAGCATTGGTTGCATTGTTTGAGCCTGGCAGTTGTATGGTGGCACGTCCATTAAAGATAAAGAACGCCTTACAATCAAAGCATTTGCTTCGCGTTGGTCATTGTCATTTTTCTTGACTAAATCTTGCTCCCATTGTGCCATGTTTTCAATTTCTACTGGAAAGTCAGAAGGTTCTGGTGGAGCGGCACCTTCTTGAAAACGCATAGAATAAATGTGTTTGCAATAACGCATCTCATCCAAAACTGGTGTCCAAATATCGGTGAACGATGTAATTACATTGTTGATTGCAGCGTAATCTTGATAAACGGGCATGCCTTCCGACTTGGCACCTGCTAAGCCAGGGTTAGGTGTTGTTCTTGTGTACAGTGAACCAAATTCCCTGTAGACACCTGCGCTGTCTCTTGTTGCGTTGCGGTCAACAGAAGTTTGTGTTGTGACCGTACCAGATACTTGAAATTGTGCGCCAGGGGCAACAATCTCTAGGACACGGTTCACATCTGAATCTGTCATTGACGCATTGTCAACAATGCCAAGACTTCTTAAAATTTCGTATCTGCCCGGCTTGATGCTGGCAACACTTGTCCGCGGAAATGCGCGTTTATTAGTACTGCCTAATTTCATCATGTAACTGTAATCACGTCGATTAAAATCTTGACAAGTACAGCAATACCTTGGGCCAGTAATAAAATAACGCCCAATACTTGGTGGCCTGGTTGCAGGAGTTACCAAGACACGATCAGGTGTTGCCTCTACTGATCCGTCTTTTCTTAATTTTAAAATACCAGTATTTTCATCGGTATCTACTAAAACAGCTTGCACGTAACCGTAACGTTTTTGAGTGGTGGGATCAATTGAATCTCTGTCAATTACTTTTCCATCTTTAGTTATAATTCTGTCTTCCAAAACTTCGCCATTAAGCGCTTTTAAACCTTCAATGGTGTCGCTTAGTTTTACATAAAGAGGAGCGGGAAGCTTGTTGTTAACGCTCCAGGGGCCATTGAGTTTTACATACCAATATTGTGCATCTTCTGTAATAGATTCAATGTACGCGTCAATAGGCTCAACTGTGGCTTCTTCGTCCATCCATTGGCCAATATTTTCATAATCTTGAATTTGAGCATCAAACCAATACTTGTTTGCTAACAGGTATTGCGCTTGCAATTGATCAAATCTAACAGTGCCGGCGTTTTTTAAACCGGCCCAATGCATACCAAATTCTTTGTTGGTTGTTGGAAAACCCCTAAACATACCATTAATATCAGGGTATGTTGTGCCAGCTGGCAAAAACCCTTCAGGAAATGGAACTTTATATTTAAAGTCATAAGCGTAGTCATTATCGTGCAGCGAAGCGCAGGCAATTTCATAGCCCCTGCGCCAACGCGTCCAACTAGATTCGCGGTCTAATACTGAAATAGAACCTGGGACACCGCCCCTAGAAAACTCAGTTGTAATTTTTGGAACTCTAAAAGGATCTGGGGCTTTTGTTTGACCAAAAGATCCAAATGTGTTTTTACCATTGAAAGCCATTTATCAATAAAAACCGCCTTGCGCATACACATGTGCGCCAGGAATGTAACCGGAAGAATTGGGGCCGTCAGGAAAAACGCCAACGTAAATGCGGTCTCCGCGCTCCAGGTAGACGCCTTTATTGCGAAGGGGGGAAGTCTGCCCAAGACCATTAGTATTGCCTGCAGCGGGCATAGGGGCACCAAGGGCGGGCATTACGTCGGAGCAATCTACTTCAGAGGTATTAGCCGGCACAGTTTTGGAGAAAAGAAGGTTGTAATCACCGCTTGCTGGGATTGGTGTGGTGGTATTACGAGTTTGATAGAAAGCAAATGTTACGGCAGGCTGGTTGCCATATGCAATTCCCTGGTATAAAAAGCCGGACGTAAGTCCACCAGAATAGTTAAGCGCCCCAAGCTTACCAGTGATTGTGGTTGCACCAGTATATGTGTACGTACCAATACCGCTGGCAGTGCCAGTATTCATGGCGCCGGTGGTGGTAACTGTAACAAGTTGTCCGCTTACCAGAGAAACTGCAGTCCCTGATGTGGTGGTATCTAGGGTATAGTCTGCTGCACGGTAGGCATCATTACGGACAATAGTGATTGAATCGATAATACCGCCGCTATTGTTGTCATCACTTAATGCTGCGTCCATGTCCACCAAGATGGAAGGCGCCTGGCCACCTTGCACAAACAGGGTATTTGACGTAGAGCTACCAACAATTTGAGTTGTTACTCGAACCCTATCAAATAACGGGCGATCACTAAATACGGGCTGCTTATTTGTGTTTGTTGACGACATGCCTTTAATCTACTGTGGACTTTTTTTAATTATAAGCTATTTCTCTCGGAAGCATACGCAGCCATGCTGCCAAACGGTGTTGTTGGTAGCTTAGCTGTGGCACTGAATAATGCAGTGGGATCATTTTGCATTGTTAAAAAATCTTGAAATAATTGGCTTGAATTTTCAGTAGATGAAGAATCTGGCATTTGCTTTAGGTCAGCTAATCTGCGCTTAAGTAGGTATGCTTGATTAGGAATTTTTGTGCCATATAAATAAGTACTTGCTTCGGCAGGAGTATATGCTCCGGATTCCAAGAGGGTTCTACGTGTGTACATTAGATTCCTTGTGAAGAGGCAAGTAACCCAGGCATTCCTGGCAGGTTGATACCAGGTATTCCACCTGGCATAAAGAGTTGCTGTAGTGCTTGTTGCTTTGCTTGATCGGCAAAGTTTGCAGCAATGGATGCGCTCTCTGGAGTTTGCTCTAAAGGATTTAACCTAAATCCCAAGGCCGCCGATAATGTATCGTCCACGCTAGGAGGGACCTGGCTGGCAACTCCTCCTGGTAAAACTGTCCCCTGCTCAGGCATGCCTGCGCTCAACCTTTGTTTTAAAATATTTGCAGCATTTTTATTTGTATCAAAAAATACATTTCCGGTTGTTTTTTTATCTCCTCCATAAATATCAGTGGCACGACGTTGGCCTTCGGGAATGGATGAGCCACTTCTAAAAGCTAGCGGAACCCCATACGAATTTACGGCGCCCAAAAGAACGCTTGGGTCATTAAGTAATCCCAACCTTTCTTGATATTGTTTTGCCCCATACCGCTTCATCCAGTAGTTTGGATCTTCAGCTTGAGCACGGTTAATTCCTGCGTTAGCCACAAATTGATTGGGCGCCCAACCAACATCTGTCGGTGTTTTTCCATAGCCAGGTACAAGGGTTCGGCCAAGAACAGTTAAGCCTACTAGTTGCTGGTCCTTAGTAGTATGCCCAGCTTCTCCCAGGTTGGTTCCTACCAGAGCAGTCATTTGCCCTGGGGTAAGGTTTAGCAACTGCTGGGTAGTACGTGGCATGTTAAATGTTATTTTTGTTCTATTCTCCTACCCAATTTGAGTCAGCTTTGAGTCCAGGCATAAATATGGTTTGTAGTCCTACAACCAAACTTAACTGGGCAGCCAAACGCTTGACAAAGTTAGGGCAAAGAATCATCGGTTTGATGCAACAACACTGGCCTCCGCAAACCCAAGGGTTTATACCAGCGGGAGCCTGTACAGATACAAGCTCCTTTTAGTCTACCAAATGATAATTTTACTAGTTAGCCGTATGCATCGCGTAGAACTTAGCACGCAGTGCTGGATCCATTCCATTGGCGCTAAATGCTTGACTTACATCCACATTGGGAATCATGGCTCCAGCTGTAAGGGCCGGATAACCTGGAGCGCCAAATCCAGTCTGTGACATGGGCAATTTAACTGGAGGACCAGAGTAAGTGCCATATGCTTCAGTGGAAGAATTTGGAGTATAAAGAGCTGCACCCATGGGAGCGGAATTAGTTGGTATTCCGCCTAGGCCAACAGTAGTAGTAGGAATGATTGGATAAGGTAAGTTGTAAGCTTGCTTAACAGTGCTGTTGTAATCTCCTTGCATGGGATTATCCATTGCATAAGTTGGCATAATTCCGGAAGAACGTACAATTGCATTAGGCTGTTGATTGGCGTAGTTCTCAACAGATGCAAAGGTTGGTGCGTTGGTATACAAGTTTTGCGCTAAGGGTTGCTGCATGGTTCCATGAAGAACCTGTTGAATGGTGTCATACCCTGCTTGGCCAGGTTTGACTTTAGCCGCAAGATCCTTATGACGTTCCGCCCAAATCTTCATGCCCATGTCTTCAGACTTTGAATAATCTTTAGACGCAACATCAAGTGCACGTTGTTTAGACCACGCATCTAGCTGGGGATCTTGTGCAACTTGTTGTGCAGTACTTGAAAGCTGTTGTTGATAAGCACGTTCTGCTGCAGGAGAAGACTGAGGATTTGGCACATAACTTGCCATGTTTCCACCACCAATGCCACCACCTGCGCTGGGACCACTATAGGCACGAGCTGCTGCAGAAAGACGAAGCTCTTGGTCGCGGTAAGATTCACCAGTTTTATCTTTGGGTGGAATGCTTCCAATTACATTTGAATACGGACCATTTAATGCGCCGCGATCACTTAGTATTGCATTTTTACTTAACCAATTAATACCTGCGTTTGCAGCTGGAGAAGCCGTTGCATAACCAGCCATACCGGCGATGCCTTTAATGAGCGGGCTGCCAGGAGCAAGTCTTGCGGCGGCGGCGCCTGCGCCCATAGCACCTAACTCTCCTCCTGCTGCTGACACAATGGCGTTAACAGGATTCTCTCCTTGGCTAAGCCTACTACCAACATCTATTGCTGGCTGAACTAGCCTACCAAAAAGACTACCAACTCCACCAAATCTTGAATTGACTGGCACAGATTTGCCAACTTGTGCTGCAGTTGTATTAACAGTTTGTCCAGATAGTCCAGCCATTACCGATAAGCCTCATGAAGATAGATACGTGAACCAACAGCGGTGTCAGCAGGGCCTGGCAACGCTTGAATAAACTCAGCACCTGAACGTTCGTAGCGGTACCGAGCTTGGAATTCATCTTTGTAGTTAGGCACAAAGAGAATACCTGCTAGACGATTTGTCTCATAGAGATAAATCTGATTCCAAACCTTGAGTGCTTCTGCAGCATTGCTTGAGCGAATCGTACGATCCACGTCACCAAGGATGCTTTCCAGGCGAGTGCTGGGATTAGAAGCAACCTCAGTTTTCTTTTCAGCCGTATCGCAACGACCTAGTTGAATAATCAACTTGTCGTAAAAGTATGAGTCCGGGATTGTATTCAGAGCTTCTTCCAGGCGTGCGTAGTCGCCTGCCGGCACTGAAACCGTAAAGTATCCGAGATGATACCGGACCCTGCTTTTATCGTACTCGGCTAATTGCACTAACTTAATACGTTATTTTTCAATTATAAGAGCTTAAAACTCAACCCCAGATGGCTTTAATGTATTCCTGTGGAAGTCCACCAGTATCAGTAACCCCTTGCAACATGCTAGTACCACCACCCATAAGCCCTGAAAGAAGTTGTTCTTTAAGAAAATCTTGTGGTGTTTTCGGTTGCTGTTGTTGTTGTGAAGATGCTTGATATTGTGTACCTTTTATAAAGGCTTCCAAGATATCGTTAGTTCGCTGCTGTGACTGATCGTAAGTAGGCGTTGTAGATGTAGTACCGGGAGCAGTAGAAGTTGGGGATGCAACTGTTGGTTTTCCTAGCGTTGACATGTGGCCAAAGCCAATTTCATATTTGTTATCTCCTGTTACAAATGTGCCAAGGTTGCCAAAACCTCCACTGCCTGGCTTGGGGGTGTACGACCCATCACCGTAATAAGACAGTTTTGTTGCCGCTGGTAGAGCTAAATCTTCTCCCTGGTGGAATGAGCTGGCTCCTGCTGTAGGCGCCACACGAGAACCAAACTCCGAAGTAACCGTAATACCTGATTGAGGATTGACTACAATCTTGCCGCTTGCATCTTTAACAAATGCAGGAATTTCTTGTTGGCCAACACGAAGCCCCATGAGAGGACTACGAATGGTACGTGGATCTAAATATTGACCAGTAGCAACATCTTTTACATATAAGTGCGCATGTGGGCCAGTGGCTGTTCCGCTTTGGCCAACATCTCCCAGGTAAGTTTTAATTGCCATATTCTTGACTCGGTCTTTTTATTTTAAGACAAAAAAATCCCGTCAATTTCGACGGGATTAAAGTATGGCTCAAACTCTTACCAAGTTTGCAGCAAAGACAGAATCCCAGTCTACCCGACGAATTTGCTTTAACTGCTCCAGGTTATTAAACCTTTCACCTGACAGGCTCATCTGCAAGTCTTTAATTTCCCGAGCAGTTTTAATACCAATTCCTTTGATATGATCCGCAATCATTTGTGCAGTAGCACTATTGATATTAAGGCGGGTATCAGGCGGAAACTTGCGGGGTTCTTCGGCAGCTGCTTTATCTTTTACCTGAAGAGTTTTAACTTTTTTAGTTGCCTCTTCATCTGGCAAAAGCTCTACTTTGTAAGCAGTAAAAAGACGACCGTCTTGATCTTCGACCATATACCAGTCGCCATTATCAAACTCACTTACAATTTTGACGCGAGCGCCGTTCTTTCTGTGTTGGTAAAGCATGGATACCAGAGGGTGTCTGGTATCCACTTTAACCTAATCAGCTGCTTATGTGGCTGATCAAGCGTTGCTAACAGTACGGCCAGTCAGGTAGCCATCGATGTCTTCGTAGCCAGGAGCATCGTCCGGACGGATGTAGCAAACTTCAACAACCAGGTAGCCAGTGCGGCCTGCGGTAGAATCTGCATCAGAGATGTAGATACCACCAGAAGTGGAAGTATCGTTGGCCGCGCCCTTAGCAAGCACACCTAGAGTGGTGGAAGCGGTAGCAGAGTAAAAGCAAACGGTACCTGAACCAACACCAGAGATGGCAGGAACGCCAGTGCTGGTAATGAAGGGGTTAGTACCAAAAGCTTGCGTACCACCAGAGAAGTAAATCTTGGTGGAAGCATCACCGGAAACAGTCGAGACCATGTTGGCCTGGATAGCACCTTCGGCAACACCGGAGAACGCAACGCCAGTGACGGCGGAGGCAGTACCGATGTTACGCCCGAAGGAGATGATGTTGCCGGTAGAGGCATACACACCAGAAGCAACGCGGCCATCACCCCAGCCAGAAGCCACGGAGATCGCGGTGCGATACACATAAGCAGGCTGGGTGGCGCTACCAGAAATCACCATGCCAGTGATATCGGTGCGGGTGTCGTCCTGACGGTAAGGTGAAGGAACGATCACACTCATGTAAGCACCGCTAGCGGTAGCATTACCTGAGGTCCAGGTCACGGGCACATAGCCACGTTGCTGGAAATAACGGTAGCCGGGGACGGCCAACACTGAGGTAGGGCCACCCTTGGAAGAATCGTTGGTACCATCGACGGGGCTGGCGTCAATGTTTTTGTACCAACCGTTAAGAGCATTATTCCAGTTACCTGGATAGATCTTTTTAGCGGACAAGTAGGTCATTTATCTCTCCTGAGAATAAAGGTATAAGTTACTTAATAACGCCGTCGTCTGAAACGAAGCTGAAGGCGTTGGTGATGAAGTCCTTGTTGAGGATTTCAAAGCCAGCGTACAGCTGCCAAATCAAGATGATAAAGCGGCTGAAGTCATCGTTGTTGTTGATGAGCACTTGAGCGTTGGGACCGCCGATACCGACGCCAACAGCTTGAGGACCAAAGAAGTAACCTTGGGCAGCTTCTTGGGAGCTGTAGTTGGAACCACCATCAAAAGAAGTGCTGATGGTTTTGGTCGGGAAGTTGGTCGATTCGAAGAACTTAACGCCTTCAAACTGCACGCCAGTAGGCATGACGGGTTCACCAGCAAGGAAATAACCTTGACCAGCTTGGGGACCCATGTAGAAGCTGGCGTTGTTGGGCATCGCAGGGTTGCCCATGTACATGCCCTGACCAGGGTTACCAGCGTAACGAGCGATCTCACGGAAGTCAGAGTCACGACGCAGGTGCATCATGAACGTGGGATCGCAGATGCAACGATACAGACCATCGGAATAGGTCGGCACGTTACGCTTACGCAGATCCTTGACAACGTTCAGCAAGTCGGTACGCACTTGGAACTGTTGGACCTGAGCGGTGTACTCAGTGGAGGTATAAGAAATACGACCAGAGGAATCTTTGGTTTTGCCACCAGCAAAGTAGTAACCACCTTGGGTAGTATCAGCTTTGCCGTTAGCTTCGGCTTTGGCCAGTTCGTCAATGAAGACGCGGTCACGCCAGCGGCGATAGTCATCAAGCAGCGTCAGGCTACCGATGGACTGGTGGAACATGTTGAGGTTGCCGGTGTCCAGCAGCATGCGCTGGGCAGTGATCAGGGTCTCACGGGCAATCTTAAAGGTCGAAGGCTGAGTCGGATCGCCGGGGTCTGCAGGACCGGTGTATTCCTTAAGCACCACCAGGACTTTCTCCTTGGTGATGTTGCGGCTGTTAGCGGTACCGATAGTTTGGTCGGCAATACGCTCACGGCTGTCCTTGGTACCAGGAGTACCCCAGAACTTGTAGCGGTCTAACTGAACGGTTTGGCCGGGCTGGCGAGTGAAGTCATGGACAACCACGGGCTCAACTGCCATTTCCGCGATGTATGCAGGGTGGGGACGATAGAGTTCCGCACCAAGAATCTTAGGGAAATCGTTATCAAGAAACACTTTGTTTTATCCTCCAGTGTCGCAGGACTGTAGTTTGTCAGGTGAAAGATTCAGACATAACAATGTCTTATCTACTTTAAATTTTAGCAGCCAATAATTTTACTTATTGGCCACCAAAAGTATTTACTCAATCACTCCATTACAAACAATTTGTTTGCAACAACTTGAGGTTGAGCTTGGTTCAAAACGCGCCAGGCATTCTGGGGGTCACGCGCCATAATTTCATTGAAGCCGCCCCAGAAGTTTTCAGGTTGCTGAGGAGCATCAGCTGAAGGGGGAGCAGGGAAGTTGCCGATGTTAGCCATGGCAGGCTGAGTCGGATAACCAGGACGCTCAAGTTCCGCCGTGCTTTCGTACACAGGATACGGACCTTCGGGACCAAAGAACCGCAGCGTGTAATCGCTAAGGGTGTCAGGATTGGTCAGGATTTCGTTGTAAGCCAGGTTCTCCTGGTGCTCATTAACCGCAAAGTTGGCATAACCACCCAGGGTAGCAGTAGCCTCATTGCCCCAAGCAACAGCACTATCCAACATTCCTTCAAGTTGAAGGGCGTAGTTATTTAGAATTCCGGGTGCTTCCTTTCCGAACGCGTCCAGAACTTGGCGTGTTTCGTTGCTTAGGTTGTAGTAATCCGCGATTGCCAGGTCCACTTCCCGTGCTTCCACTGCCGGTAAGGGCATTGAGGATGTTTGGGAATAATTGGGCGATAAGCCCTGGCTGGGATACGAGGTCTGCATCCCCAATGGTTGCAAACCCTGGGGGCTGCTGGGCACCCCATAGTTGGCCGGGGCGTACTGAGTCGTCGGTGTCGACGGTTGACCCTGGAAGGGGGATTGGACTGGAGCGCTCAGTAGGTTGACCACCTTGTTGAACGCCGATTCCCATGGGTTGCTGACCGGTGCTTCCTGAGAGGGCACCGAGTAGTTCGGTTGGGATTGGGGGGCGTACTGAGTAGGGGCGTATTGGTAGTTGGGGGTCGCCTGAGGTACCGCTTGGGGGTAACTCGTACCCACCTGATACGCCTGGGGCGCCGGCGCTTGCTGATAGCTGGGAGCCACCGCTTGCGTCGGAGTCGGAGCCGCCATCACGTAGCTGCTTGGTGCTACTGACGGTGCTTGGCTCGTCTGTGGGATCGATTGGACGGTAGCGTCCTGCATAGCTCATCTCCTTTTGTAATGCTTCTAAGGTTCGATACAGATACGGTGTTAGATCCAGCCTTGGATCCGCAGCCATCGGAAGATCCGGTGACTCCGGGTGGGGGGTCTGCATCATTCCACCCACAAGGCGGGCAAATTGAGAAAATGCATTCTGCAATTCACCAACCATCCTGAACGGGAAACCGCTTAACATAGCGGCTCGTTCCTCATCCGTTTTTGACGGAAAGAGAAACTTCAGTGCTTCAATGCTATCAACACCTAACTCCTGAAGGTTTCTTACGACAATAGAGTTATTCAAAACATCTTGTGTAGATTCCTCATACACAGGGCCAGTCCAACGCCAAAGGACCGTGAGATCACCATCGGGAATTAAACCTGTGACGCCTGGAGGAACAATTTTAGTGTTCATGCAGGCCATCATTATTTGTTTGACTTTTTCATCAAACCCAATCATGGCCTCTTTGTACGCTTGATTTTCCTCCGGTGGAGCATTCTCAGGTGGTTCCACAGGCTCCTCAAAGCCTGCGGCATGTGCTAACGATGCCCTGAACAATCTTTCTTCTTGAAAAATAATTAACTCAAGACAACGCGCAATGCCGTAAGTATAAATAGCAGTAGCTTTTTTCTTTGATGTAGCAGCAACACGACCAAATAATGATTTGTATTCTGTTGCAGTTACGCCTGCTGAAATAGATAATTCATCTACACCACCAAGTGCAGTTCGAATCTCTTCTCGGTAAGTACGGGCAAACGCATTTTGGTCGCCAGTAATAGCATCTGGAACAATGTAACCAACCCGATCATTTGGCTCTAGGTTTGCAATGACCCTTGGTACACGAATCTGACCATCTACACTACTGCGTCCAATGGGATCAGCTTTAAACGTAGATCGGCTTAGTGCTCCCAAGCTGCCAAATCCTGAGTTTGCCGCAATAGATGGTCGCTGAACTGCAGAGTCTGCGCCTGACTCCATAAGGTCAGTCTTGGGCCTGGAAGAAAGAAGTGTTGGGTTACCAAAAAACTGAACATTTTTCCGCATGGTGCGGACTAATTCATCATGCGTAGTGATGTGTGAAGCAAATGCATCAAATTCGCCAGTGCCTTCAGTTGAGAATCCCTTGGGATTATTAAAAATTTCTACGCAGGGAATAAATCCGAGGGTGTTATCAAATGTCTTTGTTCTGCCAAGGGCTGTATAGTTGGGCATGTCAAAAGACATCTCGCCTTCTGAATGCGTTTCTTCAATGGTTCGACGCTTAATTGAAAGCCTGATGTAACGCTTAGCTCCTTGCGCACCAAGGGTTTGCGTGCCCGTAATATTGCTTACAGCGATGTTGTCACCAAAGCCGTTACCCTTCTTAACTTTGTAGCTGTAAATGATTACGACTTCATCAAGCTGGCCATCAACGTTGTAATAACTACGGTATTCATGGTTGCGAAAATAATACAGGCGATAGTTGGACTGAGTAGGGCGAATGTAAAAAATGCCTTTTCCATCACACAAAAAGTAGTCCCAAATGGAATCAAGCCTGGTGTCTAGCTGGTTGTATTTGACAACTCGATCCAGAAAATCTTTGCGTTGGTTACCAAAATTATCTTGGGAGGGGAAAAATTCAACACCCTGGCGGATGCCAAACATCTTCATCTGAGACAAATGAGACCCAACAACCATGGTATCGACGTGCGCCGACCCATCTTTTTCGACCGTTGCGTCAATAATTTCTTTTAATCTGGCTTTTGCATCGACCGCCATTAACTATTAGCCCCTTTATCTTTGTGTATACTAGCAGTTTTTAGGAAACCATTTTGTTTTGAAACCCTGCCGGCAGTTGCTGTAAATATTGTTGGCCGTATTGCGGGCCAGCAAAGAAGCTTGCATTCCCCATAGGGACTTGTCCATTCAACAACTGCGCAAAAGGAATGCCTTGCGTTGGAATAGCTGGCTGTCCTTGATAATCTGATGGCTGCATGGGACGCACTGGAACTTCTTCTACGCCACCACCGGGGCGGTAACCTGGTTGCCTAAATGCGCCACCACGGTTTAGTTGACCAGGCAAGGGAAGCTGAATGCCCGCAAGATTACCGTAAGGATTTAAATTACCTGGTGCCCCGGGGACATTTTGTTCACCTGTGTAATACATTTAATTTTTTCCGTTGTTTTTATTTTACTCTTCTATAACCTCGTACCCAGCGCTGTCGTTAAGTTTGCTTAGGATAACACCGTTTCCCTTTAGTTTCCATTCCAGGATATCGCCCTCTTGCCAACCAAGGGTTTCTATGATGTCCTCTGGAAAAATAATAAACGATTCCCCGTTGTCGTCTTCTTGTACTTCCAAGATGTAGCTCATGTGTTCAAAGCCTTTCAATAAGCTTATCAAGTTTCATGTTAATTTGTTTAAAATTATCTTGCATTTGTTGTAGCTCACGAAGGAAATCAACTTTTAAAACGTACTCTAATGGCATGCGGTTGATCTGTTCCTGAAGAAAATCTATTCTTTTTTCGTTTTCCAGGATACGTTCATATAGTGCTTGAAGGCAATCCTGGGACCTCCCAAAGAAACCGTTGCTATTAAAAGAGGCCACAGGAGGTGTTGCTTTTATTTTCTTTTATTGTACTATTTAGTAATCAAGGTGAAGGTCTCCTTTCCTTGCCAAACCCGTAACTAACCAGACGAGAGCGTCGACACAATCGTCATGCCCACTTACTCCGAAGTTTGTGAGTTCCTCGAAGAGATTAGTGAAGTTTCTAAACCGATTGAAGATGATTTTGCGATCTTCAAACATGCCTATAATGCCACGGAATCGTGCAAGCTTATCTGCACGGAACCCCTTCACTGGATGCCAAATCAAGTTATAGAGACCTTCGTTATTTAAACAAACTCGTTTAAAGTCTGCCTCCAGGGAAGCCTGGTATTGCACAGCTTCTGACCAAACATCACAAGTGGAGTAAGTTGGAAAATAATTGCCATTGGCATCTTGACCAACAATAGACCAATCATTAAGTAATTCCTTGAGTGCATCTAATTTTTCTAGGTTGCCCATAACGCGAATACGTCTGTAATCAATAATGTGTATTACATCTCCTATTCGCCCACCAAGTACAAATACCGTGTAATCATTTTTCTCTTTAATACCAGCAGAAAGGTCGACGCCAATTCCCAAGGCATCAAACTCTGTTGCAATTTCTGCCTTGACAATAAGTTCTGGCGCCAACGAGAGTTCATTTTGTCTGACAATTTGATTCATGTATTGAAACGAAAAAGCAATAGGCGCTTGTCGTTTCTTTTCCTTTAGATAATCTAACGGCCACTGAGACGGCCAGTAGGAAAGTTCTTCTCCTGTTTTGGGATCATTTTGAATTGCAGAGAGAATGATCTGTGTCCAATTGTTCTGTTCATTAAATGTTGTTGCATGAATATCGTCATGCCTAAATCTAGTGCCAAGACAAATCGCACGAGCACCTTCAAACATAGTGGGAGAAATAACTGCGTTCCAGTTGTCTTGCATTGTTTTGCGAATGTCAGGATTACTAATGTCCGCAGAAGATTTAATAGGGTCATCAATACAGACCAGGTGCGAACGCTTGGAGGTAACTGAACCTTTTAGGCCAGCAGCACATAAGGTAAACTGTTCATCACCAGTAGTATCAATGCCTGCAAAGCGGTGGTCAATCGACCAATACTCATTGCTGGTTACGTTTTTTAGCAACCGAACCGTTGGGAATACTTCTTGATATCGTTTGCTTTCGATGATTCGTTTAATGGTTGCTGACTTGGATCGCGCAATGTCTACGGTATAAGAAAGATAAAGAATTTGTAGTGGCTTCTTAGCAGTAGTATGTACACCAATTGCCCATGCCGTAAATAAACCTAAAATTGTACTCTTGGCTGAGCCCCTGGGGGCAAGCAAATCAATATTGGGTCCGCCTATTTTTATAAGACAAGAGCTATCGTTATTTGTTACAAAATGTTTATGCCAATCTTTATGGTGGTCGGCTGGAGGTTTATCAGCTACGTAGTCACAAAAGTAGCCAAAGTCATCCCGAGCCCTTTCAATTTGCTCAATATTTCTTACTTCTTTGATTTGATGATTTTTAGCTACTGCACGCGCATTCCTACGATAAGCAAGATGAAGGTAGGAAGGCATAAATAAGCTCTAGTCAGTATTCAAATACTAACCTATTTCTTGGCTTTCTGTTCTTTATATTTACGTGCTTTTTCCAGGGCGGCTTTGCGTTTTTCTTTGTCATTCATGTCAGTGCCGTCCTCTTTCTTTGCTTCGTTCTTTGAGAAGTGCGAAAGAAGTTCTGGTGGCATCTTTGAACTAGACATTAACCAAACGTACGATTTGAATACCCAGCACCCATGTTAATGCCCTGTGGGGGCCTTTGTCCAGGTCGCTGGCGCCTTGGGTCTTGCTGTTGATTTCCGGGGCCTTGTGGAGGATTCCCTGCGGCAGGTTGGGGACGCAGTGTTGTTTGTGGCGGTTGAGGTTGTTGGCCTTGGTTAGAGGCTACTGATTGGCTGCTGCCATCGCCACCAAACATTGCGGTGTAGTTAGGCTGTGGTGATGAAGGGATATTTTGTTGTGGTTGGCCGCCTCCCTGAGGGGCATTCTTTGCCATGTAATTGTTATATGCATCCAAGGCATTATCTCCACCGCCGCCATTACTTGGGCGATTAGGTGGTTGACCAGGTTGCGCTTGGGCCTGCTGAGTTTGGCCTACGTTAGCAACCTGTTGCTTTGCCTTATCAAAAGCATTCTGATAAAAGCCGGGGGCTGTGCCGCCCCCGCCACCAGGAGTTGGATATTTAGATGTTGCGCCCATGGTTACTTTTTAGTTTTCTTTTGCATTTCACGAAGACGAGCCATTTTGTCTTTCGGGTTTTCCTTGGGAGGAACTGCTTTGCCAGCGGAAGCTTTACCAGCAGGAGCCGGTTTGCCCTTGGGAGGCACAGCTTTACCAACGGGGGGCTTACCTTTGGGCGGTACGGGAGCAGGCATGGGATTTATGCTTTGTTTTTATTTTAAACGATTATTCTTCTAATTGCATGCGTGCCCATACTGCCATTGTGGCTTCATGCAGCGGTGACTCAATGGGATCATCCTTGAAAATAAACATGATCTCTCGAATGGCGCGATCAGCGCCAGCCATTAAAAGGCCTTTGCGATCCTTGGAAGATGTAAATTCTTCCATCTGAATAATGGTGCCACGTAATTCTTTTTGCATTTGAGCAATACGTGCAACACCTGAGTCACGCTTTACTTCTCCGTCTTCAACCGCCCCTCGAAGCTTGCGAATATCTTCTTGCATCTCATCAATTTCATCAGCCAATACCTTGCGGTAGTCCGGCTTTATGTATTGATCTTTAACCCATTCTTCACACGAAGTAATGCTTCCTCTATACCCAAGGAAGCGGGCATAAAGAAAACATTCAATTACGGAGTAACTTTCTTGTGCAAACGAACAGAATGACTCTTGTGTGGCAGAATCTAAATTGTCTACCCAAGAATCAAACAGTTCAATATCGATAAGCTTGTTGGGCCTGTTGATAGTTTCTTGCTTGATCTTGCTGACTGTACTCTTGTTTTTGGCCGGCAAGGGCTTGCTGCTGAGCGGTGACATCTTCTAATTTCTTTTTGGAATAAGAATATGCTACATCTGCAGCAGCTTTGTACGTCTCTAAGGGAAAGTCTACTGAGCTACTAGAGGAACTAGTGTTGCCACTAGAAGTTTGACCACTGCTGCCAGAGGAAGCGGTGCCTGTGCCCGCGAAAGGATCTGCTTCCTTCCACGAACCAGTGTCGTCTTTATAGCCCCAGGTTTGAGTAGCCACTGTTTTCCTTTAAATCAAAAGTTGCTCATCATCTGAGCAAGGCCTTGTGCGTAGATGTTGGGGCGAGCCGAAGTATCTTTGGCTTGTTGTTGACGAATCTTGGACTGCTCCAGGCGACCAAGAAGAGTCTGGAAGTCGCCAAGGGAGGCGGCACCCATGCCACCATACTGTTGCTGAAACTGCTGTTTATCAATAACGGCTTTGTCTTCTGCAGACATGCCTTGATAAATGGGATCGTTTTGGTAAGCAGTCATGTTTACGTTGTTGTTAGCTTTTTAAATTATAGCAAACTTAGGTTTAACTCCAAAAGCCTGCTGTCAAGTTAGACAATAATTGACCCTGTGTTCCAATCTTGGCAACAGCCTGTGTGCCTTCGTCTTTAATCTTCTGGACATCTTTATCAATTTGTCCTTGCAAGTTGGTAAGACCTGCATTGTACATAAAGTCGCGTTTTTGACGTTGCGAATCCTGGAACGCTTGAATTTCAGCAGGTGTACCAGTGACAGAAGAAGGTATTGTAGATGTGTTAATGCCAGTAGATTTTGTAAGATCACCAGCAAATGTAGGATCAAATGCAGGGTTGTAATTAAAAGTACGTTGACCGGTCTTTGTTTCTATGCCATCGACAGTTGTAGTGCCTTGCTTGCCATACATCGTGTCATAGTAGCTAGACAAATAATTGTCATTAAATTTATTTTGATATTCTTTACCACTCTTAATGGTGTTGGTTAGATCAGCAAGTTTATATTGGCCTGTTTTTGCTAGGTCTTGATAACTTTGGATTTCGGAAGCAGTTGCCTCGCGTCCCAGGATATCCTTATACGTTTGACCGGCTAGCTTTTGAAGGTTACCTGGCTGATCCTGGGTGTATTGAGTTGTAAAATCATTAATGTCTTTTTGAGAAAAACCAGTTCCTAGTTTGTATTTATCTGAATAATTTTGAAGTTGGTCTGATGCTCCTTTGGAGTCAATAAGGCCTGCATTGTATTGGTTGTGTAGATTGTTGAGAAATGTGTTGTAACCGGTTTGACCAGTGGCTTTAGTAGCATTGAGATCAAGCGTATCTTGATCTTCTTTATCTTGTGCTTTTTGATTAATTGCTTTCTGGTGCTCCAACATATATGTGTTATACGCCTGGACGGTAGGGTCGGGCGCAGGGGCCGCCGGTGCTGCATCTCCTCCGTACATTCCCATGATTATTCCCCTAACTGTTTTTTAAACAGTTTACGAATGCTAACGTTTACTTCTTTCATCTTACTATGTCCTTGAGTTAAAAATGCCACTAAAGGCAAAAGTTCATTTATGTAATCACGCAACACATGAGCGTAAATTTTATCTGTTAAATCGCCGTTGTCAAGAATGTTGCTTGCCTGCCAGGTGTTCCACAGAATTAAATGCTGGCCAAATAAAATTTTTTCATTATTGCGATAAAAAATATTACCTGGAATCAAAACAAACAAATACTCAATCAGTTTCATTAGTTGTTGCCTTGAAAATTCTTTGGGTTCATCTTGTATGTCATCAACAATTCGAGCAGCTGATGCCATCAAGTGAAGATACTCCAAAGCGGCTTGGTTGCTACCAGCCGCTTCTTTGATGATAAAATCTACTTTAAGATCATTTGCGCGGCGTTCTTCAGGGCTGCTCATTTTTTTGTATACAAGAATTCAGAGACTTTGATCGGAGAAAAAGGCACTTGGCAATTATGGTATTCACCCAGACCATTGTCAACCAGGTCCGTCCAGGGTTCAAAATCCAAAATAGGGTTTAAATTTGGATTGAAATCAATTAATTTAAAATCAAAAAACGAAGCTGTTTCTAGGTGGTACCATACGGGATAACACATGTAATGCCAAATGTCTTGAACATATTGGATCCAACGAGTTTGCTGGGGGTCTGGATCTTCTACGGCACACATATCTGAGATCAAAAGTTTCCCACCAGGCTTTAAAACACGCTTGACTTCTTCTAAGGTGCCAAGGAGAGGACGGTATCCAATACTTTGGTAAAAATAAATAAAATCAAACGACTCATCTTCAAATGGCATCTTGTCATAAGAACTTAATACAAAGTCAATATTGTTGGGATTATTTTTTTTAGCTTCTTCAATCTGTTCAGGAGAAATATTTAGACCTGTAAAAGAAACATCTGGATTTTGCTCTGCAAAATATTTAGAAACTTCCCCAACACCACACCCAGCATCTAACACGTTTTTAGAACCTTCTTGCCAATGTCTTGCATGCAGTGTTTCCAAGTGTGTTTTAAAATCTGCAGAGTGTAAACCTGCTTGAAAAACACGATAATTATTTTTTAAATACAGCGAAGTACAACCATCCCAATAATTTTGCAAAGTTAAATTTTCTTTACACTTGTCTTTGTAAAAACAAGAGTAAGCAAAAAAATCAGAGAAGACTGTCATTGGTTAACTCGTTTTTTATCAGTATAGCAGCTGTTTTTTGTTTAAGTTTGAATCAATAATCACGGCTTAAGCGCCATACGTATAAGAAGGAGCCTGTCCGTAACCAAAGGGATTTTGTGCTACTTGCCCAAACATGGCATCGGTCTGTGCCCGACGTTCCGCCAAGGACTGATTGAGTTTATCTTGGTTTTGCATGTGAAGAAATTTTTGTGCGTTAGGAGTCATATTATCATTTACTGTACGATTGAATTGCTCAGAGCTTAGGGACATCTTTTTGGGATCAAGAAAAGCTTGCTGGTAATTAGCAGCATTTTCTTGAAGTCCTTTTTCAAACTGCTTGGCACCTGTTAGGGCATATTGTCCGCCAAGTAGTTGTTGAAAAGCTGCATCACGAGTTGCCTGTGCTTGGATATTAGCAGCTTGTATTTGCGCTTGGGCCTGGCGATCGGCCTGTTGACCACCAAAAATACCGCTGAGGAGTGAACTCCCAGCCATAATTCCCATTGATAATGGATCAAACATTCCGCCGCCACCTGGTTTACTTAAGTTTCCCCCAATGGAAGCTCCTGATCCATAAAGGTCAGAAGAAGAAAATCCAAAGGGCATGTCCATGGCTTTATTTTACTTTCTTTATACTTACTTACACATTAAAATACTTAACCAATGGTTGTCCTGCTCCAAGTTGAGCAAGATTGGAAGCTCCTCTTGCGCCTTCTGCATAAGCTGCACCACTATTTGCAATCATGTTTGCAATAGGAGTAGGGTCACTGTAATGACTAAAGGCAGCCTTGGCTGCTTGACCAAGGTTCTGAATTGTCTGGTTTTGTAGGTTATATCGCATTTGCTGATCACCTTGAGCTTTGTAAAAAGCCAAGGCATTATCCAGTTGTTGCTTCTGCCTACCTTGATCATTCATGTATCCCAATAGTCCATATAAAGATTTGTCACTTTCTCTTGCTCTTATAAACTCGGCTTCTCCCTGAGGAGATAAACCTTTTGGAATAGTGTATCCAAGGTCTCCTTGAGGTGTTGCTACTGGCGATGGAACAGCTCCGGCACCGGGAACAGGAAACATGTTTCCAGCATTTCCAAGTTGTTCGGCATACTTACCCGCCAAAGCATTGGACATATTTGAGCTACCCAAAAGTGGGGGAGTGTTTGGTTGAAATCCCCTAAAGCTAAGAGACGGGTCAAATTGTGGAGCCATAATCAAATGCCTCGCGTGCTTCCGGTATTAAGCACAGCTTGCTGGTAAGGATTATTGTTTAAGATGTCGCGGGTAGTAGCGCCGGCCTGGGTTTGTGCGCCAGAGGCAAGCTGTCCTGAAATGATCTGTTGGTTGAGTTGCCCTTGCAGCATGGCAGTTTGCTGCTGAGTTTGCATCAAACGTGACAAATCTGCATCTTTATACTTCTGCAAGATTTGATAATTTTGCTCCAGGTATTCCCTGGGCAAGTTAACACCCATTTGCCGAGCATAGTTAATAGCTTGTTGTTGAGCCAAGGGGGATGCAACGCCTGCTTGTGCACCAGTACCGGCAGCTTGTCCGCCTTCCCGTTGCAGATTAGCAGCTCCTTGCACAGCTCCTTGCGCAGCAACTTGAGCGCCACCTAGAAGTTGACTGGCACCACTGGCTAGTTGACCGCCAATGCTACTAACCGCATGACCGAGACCAGAGCCGACTTGACTAGCTACCAAACTGCTGCCAAGGGCTACAGCTCCTCCAAGTAATGGGTTTGCTTTTACAAGTCCTTGAGTAAGTTTACCTGCAAGAGCAGTACCAAGACCTGCCCCTACACCTTCCAAAATATTACCTTGGCTTAGTTGTCCCGCGGCGACGGCTGCACCAGGACCATACCTTGCAGCTCGACCCGCTAAAGTTGCCTGACCTTCGGTCAACTGCGGCATATTAATATTTTGCAACATGTTCATTCCACCACCCAAAAGATTTTGAGTGTTTGTCAGTAGCTGTTGAAATACATTGGGATCTGCAGTTGTATTAGTTTTAATGTTATCTGCATAAGGAACAAGGGCTCCACCGCCACCCAGACGACTCTGCGGTGCGTTGGGAGAACCAGCCGGGTAACCTGTAAGTGGAGCCATTTTAAAACTTATCTTTCAATACATTAATTTTATCAGCCTATACCCTGTTGTGCATTATTAATAATATTTGTGCCATATTGTTCTTGATATTCATGTAAGTCTGGAAGCTTAGGTCGGTTAGCCATGGCAATTACTTCATTCACAAGGTTGCCTGCTGCTGCACCAGCAGTGGAGCCTGCAAGGCCTGCTAATGCCATTATGCCGGGCTTGGCTCCTGCTTTGCTTGTGTAGTGCAAGGCTGCGGCACCCCCGGCCACTGCAGTCGCTGCGGGAACAGTTACAGGCACACCCAAGAGCCTAGCTTCTGGTACACCTTGCAAGTTTTCAGTGGTTCCTTTGATAAGGCCAAGATTAAGTAAGCCCTTATCTTGATACCTAAAATTCATGTAATTACCATAACGCTGAGGCGTTAAATCAGGAATCTCTGCTTTCGCGGTTGCATACTTTAAGGGATCTCCTTGGCGTTGCAAGAAGAAACGCTCAAATAATTCTTGGCCTGGTTGTATTGATGTTCTGCGATCATCCGTACCAAGAGCTGAATATTCTTGAGCATATCCCTTGGGCCTAAATTGCTCACCCGGATTTGTTACATCATATACACCAAGAGAAGCAGCAACTGGTACGATCGTTCCGAGGTTGACTAATGCTCTTTGAGTTGGTGACATTGCCTGAGCAGCTTTATCCCCAATGGCGTTTTCTAATACTTTATCGGCAATAGCCATTGGATGGTTATAACGCCAGTAAAAGCGCCGACTAGCATCTGTTCCTACATCAGTAAGCAAACGTGCTGAGTAGGCACCTAAAAATTTACCTGGAGTTTCTGTTGCAGATATTGGTTCTCTAGCTGGGACTGTAGTGACGGTTGCAGGACCAGGCTTACCGGTATTGGGATCAGCAACGATCCTTCTTATTGTTTGCTCTGGGCTGCCTTCTTTTAGTTCACGATAAAATGTAGGATTAAAAATACTGTGCCCCTTATCTCCCGCTTGAGACATCATGTCTACAGCGGTTGTATAACCTTCTTTTATTCCCTTTCCAAAATTTAAAATTGCAGTTCCTATTCCCATTACGGCCACCTGCTAGCTGCCATAAGATCTAATGAATCAATAGTAGGACTCATTGTTGACTGAAGCCCTGCCAGCTGGAAGTTAGTACCAGGAGAAACCAGTTGTGGCCCCAAGTTATTGATGTATTGTCGCTGTAAAAGTTGTTGATCTGTAGACGTAGTTTGGTCCATAGATTCAGGTTGCTGCTGATCTTGTGCCTGAAGCAAAGGCATAATTGCCATGCTAGATGCGATGGGTGCAACCATTTGAACACCACGTTGCATGCGAGAAGGAATAAGTTGATTATGTTCTACAACATTACCTGTCTTTGGATCTGTATAAGACAGCTTGCCTAGGTGACCAGGGGAATACTGATGTGCTAATTGCATGCCACCATAGTTCATGCCAAGATCAATTGCGCCTGCCGCCAAGGCAGTCAAAGGACTGGCGCCACCAACAAGATTAAAACCTGCAGTCAATACAGCATTTGGCACTGCTTCTTGAAGCATTGCTTTGCTCATATCTGACAAGCCACGTTTGGCAGCAGTACCAACAGATTTTTCTGCAACACTGGCTACTGCTTTTTCTACGGCAGGAGCTTCCGCCATACCAACATTAACCAGGCGTCTGCCAAGGTTTCCTATACTGCTTGCCAACCCCTCTCTAAATCCCATATCACTACCTTTTTATTTATTATATTTCAAGCAGCCTTTACTTCTTTGGGGGGCTCTTCTGGTACTTCCCCTCCGGCAGAAGGACTAACTTTTGTTAATTTTTCATTGTTCAATAAAGATGCAACTGAAGGTGAGCCTTCTACATCATTTTTTGCCTGTCCTTGTGCTTGCTGCATAATGTAACCGTTTGGATCTGGATTTGAAGCAGATGGCATACGATCTTTTGAACGTTTATCTGGGGGAATAGTTGGACTAATTTTGTAGGCCTGTATCCATACCGGATTAAAATCTGGGTTGTTTTGTGGTTTGTTATCTGTATTGGGACGACCGGCTTGAAAGTCGTAATCTTCATGCCTAGTAAATTTACCAAGGCCCACAAATAGCTGATGCTCTAAAGGTGCATGCGGATCTACAGAACCCAACTGCGCATTGAGTGTACGTTTACGAGATTGAACATAGTTAAGAATGTCTGCATTATTAAATCTCCCTGGGTCCCAGGGGTACTGGCCCCCTAATCCCTGGTTAGCATCTACGCGAAAATTATCGCCAAATGTTTTTTTAATTCTGCCGTCATTTGGCGTAGCAATGTATTTGCTAGGATCAGGCCTGCTTTCATCCAGGAGCATGATGAGTTATTTTTTTGTTTTCTTCTTATGTAATCCTACTAGAGTCCTGCGAAGGTTGGCTTGTTTTACTGTTTTGTCATCATATTTTTCTGGAGCAGACAACACGTTTTCCTGAAGCTGTGCGGAGGTAATGCCCTTCTTTTTTGCCTTGGCGGTAAAGGCGCCTTCTTTTATGTCAGCGTCTTGAATCCATTTCTTTTCTTTTTTCTTATCGTCAGCCATGTTACATCAATCCTTGTTTAACAGATTCTAGTAGAGCTTGTGCTTTGGCTTTTCCGCCTTCCGCATAAGCACGACGAACTTGTTCTGATAACTCAACCGACTGTCTTGCAACATTGGGAGGACTAGCGGGGCGTGTGCTAAAACTTTTACCTTGTGTTGCTGTTGGTCGCACCATAGATTCTTCGCTATATACCAGGCCTTCTGGTGTGCGCTGTTGAATACTGTGAAGGGAAGGATCCCAGGTTGTTGGAATTGCGTTATAAGTTTGACCTTTAAACGTATCAGCTGGCACGTAAGTGCCTCCAACTACATCACGAGAGTAACGCAATGATTCTGGATTTAGTTCACTTTGGGTTTCTACAGCACCAATGCGACCACGAATAGCTGTTCCGGTTGCGGTTTTTGCAACCGTATTTACAGGTACAGATTGACGGCCTGGCCGCAGCTCCAGGGTTCCGGGTTTAATTTCACCAGTAGACGGATCTAGTTCCGCAAAAGCACGAGTACCTTCTTGCATTTGTTGAACGGCCATTTTATTTGGAAACCGTTGCACATCTAATTCTTTGGCAGCTTGCCTATTGCGAACTTCTTCGCGTGCTTGAGTATGGTACGCAATTTCATTTTGTAAATCAATATGTTCAGGATTGGGAATCAAAGCCGGGGGTGCTTGACCATTACGGAAAGCAGCACGGTTGCGATTAAAAATTACAGCAGCCATGCTATCACCTTGTTTCATGGCATGTTGAGCCATATTGGTTTGTTCTACTAAAGATGTATAAGCAGGATTGTCAATATGAGTTGGTGTGCTGGCCAACTTATCTGCTGCGTTGGAAATGCCATTTGTGTGATAAATATCTGCGTGAATTAAACCACCAATATTTGGATCACGCGGTTCAAAAACTTTGTACAATGCACCAGTCGGTACATCAGTTTCTAAAGATTCAGTGCCCGCTGCAACCAGGGTTTTTGGTTGTACTGTAAGCGGAAGAGAAGGTGTATTTGATAATAACTCTAAAGTGCTAGGTGTGCCCGTAGCAGCATAAAGTTCTGCTCCTTGTTTGATGCGTGTACCTTCTGGGCCTTGCATAAGAGCATGCTCAATGCGACCAGGAGTCATGCCTTGGGCTGCAAGCTCTGCACGTTTTTGAGATAAAAATTGTTGCGCTTTTTCTGTGGCTGATTGATCTTGTGTTTTTGCGGTATGACCCGTAAGTTGTACAGCAACAGTTTCAATAGGAGCCGGTTGCTCCATTCCTTGCAAATGACTATATTCCGCCATATTTTCCATAAGCTCTACTTGGCTCATGTCCATATGCGGGTTTTGTTGAAGCAGGTGCTTTACCCTGCCTGTCATTTGATCTTCTGATGAATTAATGGCTGAAACAGACTGATAAGAATGTTGAACGGCTTCAGCATTATGCTGGTCAACCATTGTTTCACCAAGGTGTTGCCCTGTAATGTTTGCCGCCGTTTGATGTTCAGAGTCTGCAACAAGACGATCAAGGATTGCTTCACTTGGTTGAACTGCACTAGTTAAAAACGATTGCGCACTGGGAACTGTTGCTGCACCATGCCAGGGGTCTTGTACTGGTGCACTAACAATTTTTACAGTAGGAAGTGACTCAGGCGTTGTAACACGTGAAATAGAACCTAAATCAACTAGTTTGACACCTAGGTTGGGTTTGGCTTCCGTTACTGCTTGTTCAACAATACGTTGAGGGGGTGGGCTAGAGGGTATTGGACGTGAGGTGGCAGCTTTTTGTACAGTTTCTCGAACCTGGGCAGTATTTTGGGCGGCTTGTGCACTACGAGCGGCAGCTTGGCTTTCTGCAGCGTTTTCTACCGATTTACCAAATCCTTTGCCACGAAGGCGGCCGTATAGGCCATAGCCACCGGCAAGGGCACCGGCGGCCAGGGCAGTTTTGCCAAGTGCATCCAGGACATTGAAGCCTCCTTGATCGGATTGTTGTGGAGCTTGGAGCTGTGACTGACGGAATGCGTACACATCAGGCGCTTGCCGTGCACGTTCTTCGGGAGTATCAGCGACAGGGGCTCCTGTTGCGCGGCTGTAAGCGTAGAAATCAGTCGGTGACAGGGGCATTTGAGGTTATTTGTAATTTTTTACTCCTGTAAGTATTTTATATGGTAAAAATTCAAAAATATCGGTTGTATAGTAGTTATTATCAAGTGAATTATTAGATCCACACCGATGGATATTCACGATCGCACCAGAAAAGTACAAGCGCTCCAGGATATTAAGGACAAAGCGCTTAGTATGGCCGATAAGGGGGCTAGTTCCATGGATGTACGCAATTTTGTAAGTAAAAATTCCAAAAAAGTAGCGTATGAGATCCCTGATGAGGATGCATTTCACAAAGCTGCAGCTGCGACCATGGCATATAAACAATCAAAGGGCACTGCATTCTGAAGTTAAGGAAAAATAATTTTATTACCAGGGTTAACACCCTGGTTTTTTTGTGTAAATATTTGGGCTAAGTGGGTAAAACCATTACAAAATTAATGTTTTAGTAAAAAGGGGCCGTATATACCCGAGGATAGGTATATGATTTTCCTGACGCTTCTCCAACCACCCACCAGAAGTAAAAGGTGGGAGGAAAAAAGAAAGGGCGGAGGCCCTTTTGAATTTCCGATGGTTGGCTACCAGGTAGATTAACATTCCGCACCAGGATAAACTAATGACTGAAGCAACAGCCCCTGACTACGGCAATAGGAACCTACGCCAGCACCAGTATTAGCTGAAGACTAAAGGACTACACAAAGAGCTGGGCTTATAACGAGCGGGTTTACATCCGCTGGTCAGATAAGCTAGGCTTATCAATCAACGGTAAGGATCCCGAGCGTGCCAAGCTGCTCGTCCAGCAAGTCCTAGCCAAGGGTACGATCCGCCCTGATCTGTGGCAGAAGCACTTCTACCCGGACTGGCGCTTCGGTAGCGTTGCCTACATGGATTAAGCTGATACGTATTCGTATTGGCGTCCGATTAGGGTGTGCTACACTCCCCCGCTTTCGCGGTACAGAATGGTAGCGCTAGCCAAGAGTAGTCCCTGCAGCAATGCAGGAGGGAGTGCAACTCTCCCTTTGGTTATTGCCACACACTGAGTGTGGCTTAAGAACATCATGGCTGTACGTAAGTTCCTGTCTAATGTATTGCTGGTAACAGCAGTTAAATTAGAGAAGGATCAAACGAAGGAAATGATTCAGGCTGACATCCGTGCAGCACGACGTAAGTTAGCTGACTGGATTCAACCCAAGGACATACGTCCTATTATCTGATGTCTCAGAGGGATGCGTCTCTGTAATAACGCATACATCCCATCGCACTTAACACAATGCAAGTCTATCAACCGTTCAAGAACTCAACTGAAAGAGTTGTTTGGTATGGTGGTGAGTCCACCATGCTTCACTACGAGTCTGTTACTTGTAGTGGAGAATGGAAAGACGTAAATGTTCGTACTCTTGGTGGTGGTATACCAGTAAAGATGTCTGAACTACATGCAGAATTAGTTGATTATTACAACTACTGCCAATAGATGTTTGCACTGAGGGCTTCGGCCCTCTCTGCAGACTTCACTGTCTGCTCAGTACACCTGTACTACCCACCGTCAACTCAACTCAATTCAACACCATGGAAGTATCCTACGTTGAAGAGCTACTGACTCAACGTGCCAGGCTGCTCGCTCGTCGTGATTCCACCAGTGCACAACCGTGCATTGATTGGTCTATCGAAGAGATCAGGCAGCAAGCACTAAAGCTGTTCTACCAGTTTCAAGATGGCATGGCTCAGTTCTCTGATTTAATGCCCATCTGTATGGTACTGGAACAGAAAGTTAACACCAATCGTAATCTTATTAAATGGGAACGCGAGTATGGTATAGCTGACTGAAGTCTGCACTGGGCCAGCAATGGCCCTCTGCAGAACTCATAAGGTTCTGCACACACTTAACTCATGGAGGATTAAATTGCATTCACTAGATGTGTTCAAGTATTACAGCAGTAAAGTCCTGGTCTATGCCATTTTAATCGGCATTGGAACCACGGCTTTTTCTACATTGCACAAAGCAGATTGTTCTGCATTGTACAAATCAACCACTACTACCGGAGGCTACTAATGCAAAGTTATGTTGCACTTGTTGCCGATATGACAGGGCGCTATGCCCATGTCTACGGCACTGCTATAGACTGGTCTTGCTTCGTTGACCAGCTCGAAGAGGTGGGATGCGAAGTGATTGAAAACCAGACGGATGACTATGAGCCTATCGACGAGCTAACGCTTGACGATATGCATGAGTACGGTGTTGTTACCGTACAAGAACTAATCACCCACACTGACGCAGTACTAGCATGACTTTCCAATCCAACATTGATCTCAACACCTGTGTACCAAAGCAGAAAGTTAAACTTCGTTCTGGAGCCATTGTTCAATACAATCGTTCAATTACAGACGAGACACCTTATGTACACCTTATTGATGGATACAGTTATACAAATGATGGTTATTACTGGAAAGACAAACGTGAAAGTGAGAGGGATATTGTAGAAATTCTTCCATTGAAATCACCCATGAACATTGATCTCAACACCTGTGTACCAGGGCAGAAAGTTAAGCTTCGTGATGGAACAGTTGTTACATACAAAGGATTAATAGATGAAAATGAAATATATACACACAACGTAAATGAGTACAGCTATACAAGTAACGGTAGTTTTTGGATGGATGATAATCGTACTAGTCCCTTCGATGTTGTAGAAATTTTTCCGATAGAAGAAGAACTTGCTAAGCCAACACCAGAACTAACACATTCAATCACTGATCAGATTGATGTGACAAATCCTGATCATGTATCAATCATTCCACATGAGCATGGGGTAACTATATCTATTAAGAAAGGAGTGACAACTATTAGCTGGAGGCATTACAACTCATAGTCCCCCAGGCCCCCGTGGTGACAGCCACTACCAAGGTAGAAGGCTGTTATCTATGCAGGCATGCGTCCTGAACCATGACGTTAAACTGGTTCAACTCACCAACATTCAGAGGTAACTCAATGCAACAACCAGTGTCAACATTTGATCAAGAGCAGTCTGATCATTGGGAAGTGCTAGCCGATATGGCGTACTACCAAGAGCTTGCAATGCAAGAAGAACTAGATGAAGATGACATTCCCATTAGCTGGCTAACAACCAAACCATCGGAATGTCAGCAAATCAACACAACACAATCGGAGGATTGTACTTGACAAGCAAAGCAAACTCAACGCAGACATACGACACACTCACTGTGTGTATTGGTGTCATTTACTGCCTCAGTATTCTATTTATCCAACTCATTACGGAGATTGCATCATGGCTCTTACAACGGAACAGCAACTCATTGGCCAAGCCCTTGGCTACGAACCACTCACCGAAGAGGAAAGGAGTGAACAGTATCCTGCCGAAGTCAACTACCAATTGCTTCCAACAGGAAACACTAAGCTGCCCCACAGCGGAAGCATTTATCGCAGTAAGCAAGGAACCTTGCGTTGCTTCTGGGCTCCAGAAGGAGACAACTATACCGCTGAAGAACACGAAGAACTCCAAGGATGGTACGATGTCCCAGACCTTGAAGACATCGAAGAGTGGACTTTCGACTCGTGCTGCCCGACCCCAGCGGGTGACGAAGTCGAACACGACCACCCGGATAGTTGGCTGAGAATACTTAGTTTAGTTTAAAAATATGATTAACTTCATGTGTGCAAGCATTGCTTGCTTAAATCAATACCTTGGAACTGGTTCAACCATGTACCAAGGGCAAAATCAAATCTTGTATCAAAGCATTAATCAAATGTATTATTGTGAACGACAAGAGTATGTTTATCGTTGTGATACTGATGCTGCTAAGGTACGTTACCAAAGATAAGGAGAGCGTTCTGGTGGTAAACGCATAGCATTTATTTCAGCTTGCGCAGCGGCATCACGAGGATCAATTATTTTAGGTTGATTTAAAAACTGTTGCATGTTTACTGGCTCAATAGACTGTGGATTGTTAAGTCTTGTATCAAATCTTAGGTTGACCTGTGGTTCAGTGCTGCCAGTAGGAGTAGCATGCATTCCACCTGACAAATCAAACATGCCTTTACCTATAAATGCATTTCGATTTGCAGCATCAATGCCAAACCTAAATCCATTGGCAGCATTACCAACAATAGAACCACGAGGATCTATTGTCACAGTTCCGGTAGGATCATTAAAACTAAATGGCTGGCCAACTGCCATGTTAATTAAAGGATTATTAATGCGTTCATTAACTTTAGTAAAGCCTATGCGAGCGCCCTGGTTAACACTATTAAGTAAATTTTCAAATGCTTCTGGACTTGCCATGTATCTAATGTTTTAGTCAGTCTATCATTGGGGTTCTGTCAGATAACTACTGACCAACCCCCCACACCCCCGTAAAGATCTACCAGGG